TGGAAACGGCGCGTCAGACAATGTTTGGCAGCTGGAAACCTGAGCAGGCAAAGGCGATGTTGGAGGGTTTGAACATCTACGCCGCGAAGCGGCAAGAACTGGAACATGATGGGCTGCCAACGTTGAGCGCCCATCAAGAAGCAAAACAAGCGGCTATTGCCGCTTATCGACGCGCCGTGGGGCGAATGGGGGCGACGGCCGCGCTGCAGAGTTTTGGCGAGTAAACAATCGGGTGTTGGCGCGCTGTGTTGGCGCGCCAACACCCCCATTGAGGAACAGACGATGAACGTAGCGATTGGACTTTTGGGAATCACGGCCGTGGGCGCGCTGCTCTTCCTGACCGGCTGGCTGCTGGCCGTGCGGTCGGCGGCCCTGGAGGCGCTGGCCGCTTACGAGGGTGGCAAGCGGGCGGTGCGCGCCGTCGACCTGGCGAAACTGCGCCAGCTGCGCCAGATGTTGGAAGAGGGCGAAGAAGGGGTGCTGGCGGCCGATGCCTACCTCCTGTTTGACGTCTGCCAGGCGCTGCAGCTGAGCGACGGCGAGGCGCAGCACGTGTTGGGCGCATCCTACCTGATGGTGATCGAGGCGCCGATCATGCCGGCGGAAACGGCCGTGCCCTTTACGTTCTCAGACCTCCGCGTCTGCCTGGGCTGCGGTCGGCTGCTGCATCCCGGTGAGCGGTGTACCTGTGGAGGGTCTGATGATTACACTGAATGATTTACTGCCCGAAACGACCACGGCCGTGCCTGACCGGCTGCGCGCGCAGCTGGTCCTGGTGGAAGAGGCGATTGACCTCGAAGGCCGGCTGGAAGCGGCAGCGCCCGGGCCGCGGGGCGACCGGTTGTGGCGACAGGCCTGTGCGCGCACGTCGCGCCGGCTGGACCGGCTGATGGAGATCATCGAGGAGCACAATCGCCAGGAGTTGGGGCGATGAGCGCGGGTATGATGTTGACGGCCACGGCCGTGCCGGCGCCTGTGCCCGGCCGCCGCGCGGAACCGCCGGTCCGGCACTGCTCCCGCTGCGAAATCATCATCTACCGCAGCCGCGAGGAAGCGGCTGCGGTAGACCGGACGTTCTGGGCGGCGCGGCGCGGCCACATGACCGAGGCCTCCATCCGCACCGATTCCAGTGGCGTGCGCTTTGTGCCCCACGTCAACGGCGCGGTGGGCGACCTGTGCGCAGCCTGCGCCCGTGAGCAGCAGGGACAGGACCAGGCTACGGCCGAGTGGATTCGATTTTGTGAGACGTATTTTGGTGGTGGCTTTTCTTATTCGGACAGACAGAACATGAGCCGGTCGGCAGGTTCGGCCGGTGGTGAAATGGAGACGAACATGAGCAGAGTGAGAGTTAGTGACGAGGAGGTTATCGCCGTCCATCGGCGGTACGTATTGGAGCATCTGTCGGCAGAACAGGTGGCGAAAGACGCGCCGTTGTCGAAAGTGCCACTGCAAAAGCGGTTCCGAGAGTTAAACCTGCCGCTGCGGCAACGAGGCAGCAACACGTGGTCGGCCGAGGATTTGCAGCGGGTCTGCGCGGTGCACAATCTGGAAGCGGCCGACGTGCTGGGCGAGGCCGACATGCTGGGTGAGGCTGTTGGCGCGCCGGAGCGCGCTGTTGGCGCGCCAACAGCCGAGCGCGAACCGGAAGCGGAGTCGCGTCAGCCACGGCCGACGGCCGTTGTGCCGGTGCAAGAAACGGCCGTGGCGACCAACGGCCACGTGCAGCCCGACGACCTGCGCGAGCAGCTGGCCGTCATCCAGGAGCTACTGGGCCTGGCCGAGGCGAAGCAGGTGACCCTGCGCGGCAAAATCAGCGTGGAGCTGCACGCGGAGGTGGCGTTCTGATGCCTGCCTACCGCGTATCCCTAAAAAGCGAGTTCGCCGACCAGGCAATCGACGTCTGGGAGTTTGACGAGGAGCTGGCCTGCGCCCTGGCCGCCGATTTACTGGCTGAGGATTCCCTGGTCAACCGGGCCGACATGACGGCCGTGCCCGTCGAGCCGTCGTTTCTGCCGCTTAACCAGGCCTGGCGCGTCGGCGACTGGATAGCCTGCCCCTGGGCGATTGTCCGCGCCGAATATGCCCGCGCGATGTCCAAGTGGGATCTGAACGATACACCGCCCAGCGAGTCCGTCGAGCGGATTATCCACTTTCTGGAAACCGGCGCGCGGCCGTGGCCGCTGGAGCCAGTGGGCATTCGTCTGGGCCATCGCTGGCTGTGGGCGGTTGTGCTGCAAGACCATACCAACCCGCGCGAGCAGCTCGTGCTGGATATCCGTTACTGGCTGCCGGCGTTCGAGCGAGGCTTGGACGTGGCCGGCTTACTCAACTATACGGAATTCCCCTCTAAGGCGCCGATTGGCCCCCTACAGACGAGTTTGCTGCTGGACGACGGCCGTGTGGTTGGCGCTGTGATGTCCCTGGAGCCAGGCAGTGACTATTGGACGCTGTGGGAATCGATTTGGGATGATCCGCGATAGCCGCACGACCTACGAGTTGATCAACATCACCGGCGGCATCGTTACGGCCTTAACCACGTCCGAAGACCTGGACGCCTTGACGAAGAGCCGGGATGAAATGAACGAACGGGCCGCGCCGGGCGTGCGTTACGCTGTGCGTCTGGTATTGATTCACACACGGCCGTTAACCATTCTGGAGGACGACGCGAAGCCAAGCGGGTAACGCCCGGCGCGACCGTCCGGCCAAAGGCAGGGCGCGGCCTCGCACGCCGCGCAACCGGGTTCGATTCCCGGCCGGACCAGGCGGAGCCGCCGCCGCAGCGCAAAATAGACGGCGCAGTCAAACTGCCGTGTTCTGCATTTAGAACACGGCAGTTACTCCAGTCCTCTTGAGTATGTTAGAACGGCTGTGCTACAATTTGCACAGACGTTTCATTTTGAAACACAAACGTTAAACCATGACCTTTGTAACCACCAACGACACGCGCCGCCTGGCGCACTGGGAACGGGCTTTCGGCTTGATGGCGCTGCCGGTGAAATCAGCTGCGCCACGCTTGCAGTGGCTCAATGACGGCCGTCAGGTGTTGGCATATGACCTCGAAGCCGACCGGCTGTCGTCGGGTGCGTTTTACCGCTTTGGTCATTTCCTGGCTGCCAGGCTCAACTGCTCATTTACCGAAGCCGTTGACCGGATAGACGGCTGGCCCATCGAGGCGGCCGGGCTGGCGGCGTTTGTGGATGAAGGTGAAACGGCCGACACTGCTGCAGCGCAGCGGGAGCGGTCGTTTTTGCGTTTCTGGCGGCGGCTGGTGGGGGCGCTGGCTGGCCGGGTGGGGGGCGCGGATGTCTGAGAACGGCGCGCCGGTGGGGTGGTCGACGATGGCCGTTCTGCGGGCTATCGTCGAATTCAAGCTGGCTCATGACGGCGCCAGTCCGGCCGTGCGCGAGCTGGCGCGGATGTGCAACCTGGCATCCACGTCGACGATTGACTACCACCTGGGCCGTCTGGAAGAGGCCGGCCTTATCGAACGGCCGCCCGGCCTGGCGCGGGTGATCCGGGTCGTGGGCGGCGAGTGGCGGCCGCCGGAGGGGTTGAGGGCATGACCACGACACAGTCAACAGCTAAAAAAGCGCCGCCCAAGCAGCGCCTAAAATTTAGCCAGTGGCGGCGGCCGTTCCTGGACGCCCTGCGCACGTTTGGTGTGGTGTCGTATGCAGCGGAGACGGCCGGCATTGACCGCACGGCAGCCTACAGGGCCAGAGAGCGAAACGGCCGTTTCGCCGCCGAGTGGGATGAAGCCCTGGCCGAGGCCACCGACGCGCTGGAACTGGAAGCGCGCCGTCGCGCCCATGACGGGGTGCAGCGCCTGAAATTCCACCAGGGCGCGCCCGTCCTGGTACCGCTGCTGGGCGACGACGGCCATCCGGTCCTGGAGGATGCTGTTGGGGCGGATGGCACACCACTCCTAGATAAGGACGGCAGCCCCAAACAGACGCCGGTCATGGTGCCTTATGTCGAGCATGAGTATTCGGACACTCTGTTGATTTTCCTCCTGAAAAACTGGAACAGAAAAAAATACGGCGACAAGGTGCAGCTGTCCACGCCAGACGGCCAGCCGCTTGTCAGCCAGACGGTGAATAACTTTGCCAATGTCTCAGACGATGAACTATACGATGCCGTCGCCGGAGCGCTGGGACAGCTTGCCACGGCGCCAACGCGAAACGATAGCCGCGAAGGCGACGGAACTGGCGCGCCGGCAGCGGGAACAGACGCGGACCCGGCTGCAGCAGGCTAAAGCCGACGGCCGGCTGGACGCTCAGGCCGTGGCCGACTTCGCCTGGCTGCATATGACCGACGATTACGGCCGTCCTATCACGCCGGCAGCCCACCACTGGCTGTGGCTGGACCTGATGTGCAACCAGGCCATTAAGAAGCTGCTCATCATCGCTCCGCCGGAGTCGGCTAAGACGACGTGGCTGCTGGCCTACTACGGCACATCCATCGCCTTCTACCCAGAATGGCCGCACAGCATTGCCGCCGTAACCGGCAGCGTGGCTATCAAGCGCAGCATCACCCTGCGCAACGTCGTCACCAGCCCGGAATTCCAGGCGACGTTTCCCGAGGTGCAGCCGGCCGTTGGTATGACCTGGAATCAAGATGAGTGGAGTGTGGCGCCCAACGGCCGTTCCCGGCCCGGCCGGGTGCATCCAACCATGGGCGCGATGGGCGTGGGTGGCAGCATCATCGGCAGCCGGGCGCGCCTGGCCGGCGGCGACGACCTGCACGACCAGGAGAACAGCCGCACGGCCAACCAGCGCGACCAGGTGCATACCTGGCTGCACCAATCGTTTTTATCCCGGCGCATGAGCCGCGTCGGCCGGAGCATTGTGATCGGCACGGCCTGGCACCACGATGACACGTATGCGCGGATGAAGGCCGAGGGCGGATGGGTCGTGTGCCATCTGCCGATTTTATCGGCCGGGCCTGAGGTGTGGGCGATCATCACCTATCCTGACGGTTACGCCGGCGAGCGGCTCGGTGAGCCGGTTAGCCAGGCGGAGTTGAATGAGTTGGAGGAATTGAATGAGTCAGAAAACGTTTGAGAACATGACCGACGCCGAACGGCTGGCGCGCATTTTTCACCAGACCTACGAGCGCCTGGCGCCGCAGTTTGGCTACGAGACTCGTCAGGAGACACGGGAATTTGATCCGGAGTCGCCCAACGGCCGTTTGATGACGGCCGTATGTGGCGAAATCCTGGCGCAGCTTGTCCCCGCAGCCAAACACCACGCGCTGGCCGAGGCGGTCGGCCAACAAGCCGATACGCTCGATAACCTGCTGGCGGCGACGCTGCTGCCCATGCCACCGGCGTTTCACCTGGCGCAGGTCCGCGACGGGGTTAATGACGTATCGGCACAGTTGAAAGCTTTGTCAACGGGCGCGCTGGGCTACCGGCCGTGGGCGAGTATCGAGGAAATGGTCGAGGGGGTAGAATGAGACTGAAACCAAGAACGCGACTGACCAGAATTCAGTTTGAGAAAATGTTCCCGCAGGCCGAGACCAGTCTCGGCCCTAGTTGGGAAGTGCCAGAACAGTCGGCGAAAATCGCAAAAATCGGCGACAAATCGTATTGCGCCAGGACGTGGGCCGATCTGGCAAAGAAGGTAGCGGCGTGAGCGATAACGACTCCCGGCTGCCCGCGCCGCCCAACGGCCGTTCCCCAGCCGACTTAACCAAAAAAGAACTCGTCGCCCACCTGACGGCCGCTGAAGCCATCCCCCAATGGAAACTCAACGTCATGACCCGCGAGGCCATCGTCGCATTGTTCGACATGCCCCGCGACGAGGCCCTGGCAGCCGTGGACGCTGCCGGCCTGGCGCACGGCCGTAAACACCGCCGGCCCAAGGTGGGCGTGGATGCGGCGGCGCAGGGTGGGGATGAAACGGCCGTCTACGAGCATTTCCTTACCGGCCGGGTGAAGCGCGGTTAACGGCCGTTCTATACATACCTCCATAATATGTACGGTTATTTTGAGGGAAAATGAGCCAAACCGGCATTTCTAACGACCTGCGACAATTCCTGCCCACCGACCCCCACCTGGCCGACCTGGTGGAGCTGCGCACCATTGCCAACGGCACGGAGGCCGAGGCGTACACGTGGCCGCGCCTGATGGGGCGGCTTAATGAGATGATCCGCTTTCGCCAGGGTGAACTGGACTGGCAAAAGCAGCGTGCTGTTGGCGCATCGGAATGCGCTGTTGGCGCGCCAACACTTGAGGAGGAACGGCCGTGAGCGAGTGGGTGGCTGTTGCTTTCGGTGCGGGCCTCATTATTGGCATCCTCATGGCATTTGCCATGATAGCGGCCACCGAGGATCGGTGGCCGTGAGTGACGTCACTCCCGCACCCTGCGTTACCGACCGGGAGCGCCTGCAGCTGGTGCGCGTTCATTGGCGCGACGCCTGCGCCCGTGGCGCCTGGCACACGGCTGTCGACGTGGCCGCCTTCGTGCGCGATGAATATATTGTTGAGTCCGTCGGCTGGCTGGCGGCCGAAAGCGACACCCACCTGGCTATTGCCCAATCTGTTTCCCCCCATCGTTTCGGCGACGTGCTGGTCATCCCTAAAACGGCCGTTATCGCCCAGTGGAATCTCAACGAATAATGCCTGCTACCCACCGCCTCCTCCTCCACCATGACGGCCCCGCCCTCTGGTCCCAACACAAGCCTTTGGCAGAAATCCTGGAACTCCAGGCTACTACGCCCGAGCTGGTCTGGTCGGGTACCTACCAGGGCACACCCACGCCGCCCGGCGGCTACATCTTCAAACGGTCCTGGTGGCCGCGGGCCAACCGCTACGATCCGACCGACGAGCGCGAACTGGAGCGCCTCCTGTGGGCGCGTTACATCTCATTCGACACCGGCCAAAAGGATAAGGAGTCCAGCGATAACAGCGCCCACCTGGTCGGGGAACTATGGACCGATTACCGGATGATCGTCCGGCGCGTGGAGCAAAAGAAGCTGGAGTTTCCCTACCTGGTCGATGAGATAACGGCCGTGTCTCGCCACTGGAACCACGACGACAAGCTGCACGGCGTCATCATCGAAGACAAATCCAGCGGCACCAGCGCTCTGCAAACCTTGCGAGCATCGGCACCAGACTGGCTGGCGCGGCTGCTTATTCCCTTCCTGCCCACGACCGACAAAGTCACCCGGGCCAGCCAGGCGGCCGTGTGGTGCAAAAACGGCAGCGTCCTACTGCCCGTGCCCGGTCCGGCCGTGCCGTGGTTGGTCGATTTTGAAGACGAGTTATTCAGCTTTCCCCAGGTCGCCCACGACGACCGGACGGACACGCTGAGCCAGATGATTTTATTTTTAGAAAACATCCTGTCGGCCGGATACCTGGCCCGGGGAGGCAATACGCAATGAAAATCCTGACATCCCTTTTTGGCGGCGGCACGGCGGCGGCGCTGCGCACCAGCGTACAGGCGGCGACTACGGCCAGCGAATTACCCTATTCGGAGATAGCCAAACTCCTATGGAGCTACTATCTCAACAATGGCCTCTACGATGAGCTGCGCCTGGCCGGCTACTTCCTGGGCGACGAGACGCTCAAATCGCTGCGCAACCCGGCCGGCCGGGTGGTCAAGTTCTACACGGACACCATCTGGCCCGGCCGGCTGCCTGACGCCCTGCCGCTGGATACGATGGGCAACGATACCCTGGTCGCGCCTATCAGCGATTTATGGAAATGGTCGAACTGGCAGTCCAACAAGCAAATCCTGGCGCTGTGGACGGCCGTGCTTGGCGAGGCCTACATCAAGGTCGCTCAGCCAGAAGGCAAAGATCGCGTCTACATGCAAAACATCCGTCCGGAATATATCCCCGACGACCAGGTCGACTTTGACGCTCAGGGCAACATCACGTACATCCGCGTCGACGTGCCCCAGGCGGTACGCAAGGATGACAAGATCGAGTATTACACCCACACTGAGGTTTGGGACAAGGCAGCCGGCACGGCCCGCTTCTGGCTCCACAAGAAAGGGGCAGAAACGGCCGTTTCTCGCCTGGGCACGCCAGACAGCGAATACGAGCTGCTGCCCACGTGGGGCATTGACTTTATTCCGTTCGTGCGCGCCGTGCATACCGACATCGGCGAAGACCGCGGCGTCGGCGCGTTCCTGCTGCACCTGGACAAAATCGACGAAGCCAACCGCGTGGCCACCGACCTGCACGCCCAAATCTTCCGCCACAACAAGCCGAAGTGGGCGCTCCGGGCCAACGGCGTCGACCAGGCCACCGGCCGGGCGCTGCCGCCGCCTAACGTGGCCACGACCAAAAACGCGGCCGGCGAGGACGTGGTGGAGATGAGCGGCGAGAAGTTCATCCGCCTGCCGGGTACCAGCACTCTGGAGCCGTTGGTGCCTCCGCTTAACTACGCAGATCACCTGGCCATCCTCCAGGACCACATGAGCGAACTAGAGAACGACCTGCCTGAGCTGCGCTACTTCCGGCTGCAGGACGCGCCAGACCTGAGCGGCCGGGCTATCCGCCTGCTGATGGCGCCGGCCGTGGCATCGGCCCTGGAAGTGCGCGGCAGCCTGGAGGATGCCCTGGTGCGCGCCCAGAAGATGGCCCTGACCATCGGACAGAATGCCGGCATCTGGTCCGGCCTTGGCAGCTACGACGACGGCGACCTGGAGCACGGCTTCGAGGAACGGGCGGTCCTGGATGGTGGCCGGTACGAAGAGGCGGAGATCTGGCAGTCGGAGACGGCCGCCGGGCTGCCGCTGCTGACCGCCCTGAAGCGCTCTGGTTGGACTAGCGAGCAATTGGACGAGCTGGAGCAGGATTACGCCCGCCTACAGTCCATGCAGCAGGCCGGCATGGCTGCCTCGCTGTTGGGCGCGCTGGACCGGTTCGATGCCGGCCAGGCCGGGCAGACGACGGCCGTGCCGCAGGCTGGCGCGCCTGCGGCCGCGCCCACCAACGGAATCGAGAATGCCCAAAACGGCCAAGCGGCTGCGTAAAGCCGCCCACCTGGACCCGGAGGCCGTCTGCCGTATTGCTGCCATCCAGGAGCGGCAAATTGAGGCGCTGCAGCGGGAAAACGCCGCGCTGCAGGCCATCGTCATCGGCGTGGCTAATCTAAAAATTGACGTGGTCGACTCGCGCACCGGCGAGGTGGCGCGACGGCCGTTGTTCCTGATGGAGAACAGTGCATGAAAGCTAGATCTGCAAAACCAGTATCCGCGTCCGTTGCGACGTTTGTCGAGGAAAAGGCCATTTCCTCGACCCGATATACCGTACTGGACCTATTTGGCGCGCCCGCCGAAGAAATCCAGGCCGAGCTGAACCGCCTGGCCCGCGACGGCTGGTACCTGTTGTTTGCGGTCGGCCCGCTGCATTACCTGGAGCGAACGGCCGTGCCCGATAAATACCCGACGCAGCTACAGCAGGTGCCGTTCAAGGCAGCCATCGATGCTGCTTTGATAACCGGGGAGTTCGATGGCTAATATCGTCGACATCGCCGCCCAATTCCGTGAGGCCCTGATTCGTCAGGACGGCGCGGCGCTGGCCGAGATGGCCCGGCGCTGGCTGGCGGTGGAAACACTCATGCTGGCCGACACCGAACGGCTCATCGAGCAGGTGCAGGCTATGAAGGCGGAAGGGGCAACGGCCGAGCAGATCCGCTGGCGGCTGGCGCGGCTGGACATCTACCAACAACTGCTGGCGCAAATCGGGCAGCAGTTGGCCGTCTACAACCGGCGCGCCGCCGGCGACATCGAGGCCGAGAGCGAGCAGGCGCGGGAGCTGGCCCGCGAGCACGCCGCCGGCTACGTGCAGGCGGTGAGCAACGGCCGTGTGACCCTCTCCACGGCCAACCTGCCCGTCGGCGCGGTGGAGAATATCGCCGCCATCGCCCGGGGCAACCAGCCGCTCTACAACCTCCTGTCCAACGCCTACCCGGCGGCCGTGCAGGGCATCACCAACGAGCTGCTCTACGGCACGGCCGTCGGCCGGAATCCACGGGAAACGGCGCGCGCTATCGTGCGCAAGGGGCTGGCCCCCGGCCTCAACCATATCCTGCTGGTGGCCCGCGACCAACAGATCCGTAACTACCGCGAGATGACCCGGACGCTCTACGACCGGTCGGAGGCTGTGACCGGCTACGCACGCCTGGCGGCCAAAAACAAGCGCACCTGCCTGGCCTGCCTGGCGCTGGACGGCACGGTCTACGAAACCAACGAACTGATGGCGCTCCATCCCCAGGATCGGTGCAGCCTGGTGCCAATTGTGGCTGGCTTCCCCCGGCCGCAGTTTCAGTCCGGAGAGGATTGGTTTCGCCGGCAGCCGCCGGCCGTGCAACGAGAGATGATGGGGCCGCGCCGCTACCAGGCCTGGCAAGACGGCCGTTTCCGCTTCGGCCAATTGGCGACCGTGACCGAGAATGAAACCTGGGGGCCAAACGCGCAGGTAACGGCCGTGTCTGATTTGCTGGCCGGGCGCGGCGGCGTGGAGCGGGAACGGGTATGACTGTTGGCGCGCCAACACCCTCTGAAGGTACGGACCGACTCTGGACGGCCGTCCGCCGCGACGGCAAACTTCTGTTTGAGTACAGCAGCGACGG